ATGACTTGGTATGACACATTTGCAGATGATGAGCAGAAGTCAGTAGAAGAACTCCAAAGAAAAGGGATTACTGGCAAGCCAACTGTTCAAAAGGAAGTTGGGATTTTCGATGGCGCTATCTCTTCACCTTTTCGCGGTATGGCAATTGGTCTTAACAAAGTTGGTGATGCAATTTCAGCACCGATTGATGCCGTCGTAGACCGTGTTAGCTATAGCCTGAAAGACGTTTCTACAAATGAATTTATTGAACCGTATGAAGAGTTCAAGGCTAAGCGTGAAAAGGCGCGTGATAATCTGGTTTATGGAACCATTGCTGACCTAGAAGACAAAGACAATACAGGCATTGTCGGGAATATTGGTGTTGGTATAGGTGATTATCTCTGGCGTGGTGCGCTGGGTGTAGCAACAAGTGGTACTTTAGGCGCAGCCACTCTAACAGGTGGTTCAACTGGTAATTATGTTTACACGGATTTAACCCGTAAAGGTGTGGATGAAAACACAGCTTTAAAAGTCGCTGGTGTTAATGCCGTTGGTGATGCGATTGGTACTGCTTTACCTATTGGCTATGGCTTCAAAGGTTCAGGGGGGTTAGTTGCCGATGCTGCATTGTCAGTTGGTGGTGCCACTGGCTTAAACACTGGTATGCAATATGCAAGTGAGCAGCTTCTAAAATCTAATGGCTATGATAAGCAGGCGAAGCAATATGAAGTTACAGGCGAATCAGTGGCTACTGACTTGCTTATTAACTCATTAATGTTTGGTGGAGCACGTTACTTAGGTTCCCGTCAAAATAAACTAGACCAAGACGTTGACGCTGAAATTAACCAGCTTAATTCAGATGATTTTGAAACCCGTAATGATGCGCTAAATGATGCTCTGGTGAAAAATAGTTTTGAGTTTGAAGATACAACTTTACCTGTTCAAACTACAGACCCAGTTCAGCAAAACAAGCACTATCAAAACCTAGATGCTGCTACGGAACAAATCTTAAAAGGCCAGCCAGTTAGTGTGCCTAACACAGTGCAAGGAGAGCCGCGTAGAAACACGATTGATTATGCTACTAGCTCATTACCTACCAATGCAAAACAGATTGCACTACGCGCAAAACAAGATGGCATAGACCCAAGTGTTGCTTTGACGATTAGCCATATTGAGACAGGTGGCAAATTTAATCATACAGCACAAAACCCGACTTCAAGCGCTTATGGCCTCTTTCAAGTCTTAGATGACTCTTGGAAAAACTTAGGCGGTAAAGACCGCAACAATGTTGATGAGCAAATTCGCATCGGCTTAAAGCACATTAAGCAGGCCAATAATTACATACGTAAAAACTTAGGTCGTGATCCAGTTGCACATGAGCAATATCTAGGTCACTTACTTGGACCAGGGGGAGCTGTCAAAGTTCTTAAAGCTGATCCTAGCCGCCCATTAATTGATGTAGTGCGTTCGTACGATGCTAAAAATGCCGATGCTATCGTTAAAAATAACGGTATGTCTGGGATGACAGTTGGCGAAGCTATTAACAAATGGCGCAACAAATGGAACCAGTTAAGTTCACGCTATGGTGGTGAGACGAGCACAGCCTATGGGATGGATGGCTCAAGTTATGATTTCGCTTATGAAGTAAAAGATTGGACTGATTTAGTGGCGTCTAACGACCAGCTATACGGTGTAAATCCGCTTTATCCAAGTGAACTACAGCCACGTGACCGAACCCGTGAAGCATCACGCCAGCAAATTGAACGTATGGCCGATGACTTAAAACCTGAGTTACTTGGTGAATCCTATAAGCTATCAGATGGTGCGCCAATCATTGGACCCGACAATGTTGTTGAATCTGGTAATGGGCGTACACTTGCAATTGGTCGCGCTTATGACAATGGCCGAGCGGATGCATACCGTGAATTTGTTCAGAATTGGGCGAATAGTAGAGGCATGGATATATCAGGTTTAAATCAGCCTGTTTTAGTGCGTACACGTCTTAGTGATGTAGATCGTGTAGCTTTCTCTCGTTTAGCCAATGAAAGCGATGTGGCGCAATTCAGCGCAACTGAGCGCGCTATGAGTGATGTTGATCGTCTACCAGACTCAACACTACTAAAAATCAATAATGATGGTTCAATCAATATTGATGGCTCTATGGATTATGTCCGTAGTTTTGTAGATCAATTGCCACAGTCAGAACGTGGATCAGTTATTACAAGTGACGGGCGGTTATCGCAAGAAGGTAAACGCCGAATTGAATCGGCAATCGTACAGCGTGCTTATGGCGATTCTAACCTTGTAACTCGTCTATCTGAAAACCTAGATGATGACAGTAAAAACGTTCTGAACGCCTTACTCCGTGCGGCACCACAACTTTCACAGCTTAATGATTTAGTGAAACAAGGTGGTCGCTTTGAGAACACAATTTCTCAAGACTTGGCGCAAGCTGCACAAAAGCTTACAGACTTAAAAGCAAATGGCTTACAGGTTCGTGACTATTTAAATCAAGGCCAACTTATTGATGATGGATTAAGTGATGGAGCAAGAAGATTTCTTGAGGTGTTTGATAATAACCGCAAGAGCGCAAAGGCGATTAGTGAATCCATTAACTCTGAGATTCAGACCATTGAAAACATGGGCGACCCAAGACAAGGCTCATTGTTTGGCGAAACACCAGAAGAAAAAGCTGCGCTTGATGTGATTTTCTCAAATCCAGATCAACCGATTGCAGTAAGCCGTATTAATTCAATGGGTGAGCCAGAAGAATTCACCATGACATTACGCGACTATCACGCCGAACTTGAAGCAGAAATTAAGCAATCTGAGCTTGATATTTTAGCAGCACAAACCGCATTAAACTGTGCTTTGCAATTTGGCTAATGTATAATCAATTTGTGGCTAGGCTGATCACCGAAAAGCTGTTTAACCTGAACAGTTGCCACACCCATACTCAGGTTTTTGATAGAGGTATCAAAGATGTATCAGACAGAAAAAATACATAAATTTGGTGGCATAAATAAATTAAAAGATGCTATTAAAACCAAGTTACTTGATGATGTGTATTGCTGGGAGACTGGCAAATGGTGCACACAAAGATATTGGAATGAGGTAGTTGACAATAGTCTTACTGGCATAACATTGGCAGAACTTATGGATGGCACACCGCTTGATGCAACACACTATTCAGGCCCTTTATTTAATAAAATGGATGAAGAAGGGCGTGTGTATGAATGGGTGCCAAGTCAAAATAGATGGCTTTATGTAGGACGCCACCCTAACGCAACAATTTCTTCAATATTATAAGGTGGCTTTATGGATATTGAAGAAATTAGAAAGAATGCCCCCAAAGGTGCAACACATTATGTAATGGATGAAGAGTTCCAAATATGGTTTAAAGAAGTAGATGGAAATCTTTATTCGCTTCATCTTGGAAAGTGGATTAAGTTATATCCATTTGTTAGGAAGTTCCATAAAGATAGAATCAAGCCACTCTAATTTCATTACCCAACAAAACCCCACAAATTAAATGCTCAGATAGCTAAAACTATTTGGGCATTTTTTTATGAAAGAACAATGCAAACAAGCGGTAGCTAAAGCACTTGGCAAGCAATCCCTTACAGCTCAAGAAGCTACAGACATTGAAGCACGTATCAATGAAACGATGCGTAATCTTGCACGCAAAGATATTAACAACTGGCGTAACCTTTCTGATGCTGAAAAGTTAACTGAGGCAGCAAAGCAAGTTGCTATCGATATTCAAGAACAATTAAAGCGCAAGCATAAAATTGCTGCTCAGGACATTTTAAAACAATCGCAAAACATTGCAGCTTTAGACCATGGCAAACTATCGTCAATGGAAGTCATAGATCGTATGGTTGCGGCTCATGGTGATATGTCTGGCATCCAGTCAATTGACTCTAAAGCGCGTGGTATCGCGTCTATTTATCGCGGTGAGTTAGTGGACTTCTATACGAACATTAAAGGCGGCTTGGGAATTTTTACAGACCAAGAGTTAGTGCAAAAGATTGTTCGTGAGCGCTTTGGTGAAAACACTGGTGATGCATTAGCTAAAAAGATCAGTGACAAGATGGGTGATGTCTTCGAAACCATGCGTGACCGATTTAACCGGAACGGTGGCGACATTGGAAAGCTAGACAATTGGGGATTGCCACAAACGCATAACCTAGAAAAGATCGCTAAAGCAGGAAAAGAAGCGTGGGTAAACAAAGCTGAATCACTAATCGACACGCGCCAATATGTGCATGAGAATGGTGATTACTACTCACAGCAAGAAATACGCTCATTGCTTGAATATACCTATGACACGTTATCAAGTGACGGTGCAAATAAAATTGAAGTTGGCCGACAAGCTACAGGTGGCGGTACATCAAAAGTAACTAACCGTCATGGTGAAAGTCGTGTTTTACATTTCAAAGATGCTGAATCATGGCTTGAATATCAATCTGAGTTCGGCGGCATGCAGTTTGTAGACTTGGTCGAAGCTCATATTAATGGCTTATCGAAAGATATTGCTATGGTTGAGAACTTAGGTAGTAACCCAAAAACAGCTTTAAAAATTTTGATGGATGCCGCAGCCAAAAAAGACTGGGAAAAAGGGATTGAGGAAAACCAGACCAAGAGCAGCCGCAAGCGTGCTCAGGTTATGTTTGACGAGTTTAGCGGTGGTAATTCTCCACAGTCGGAAGTTTTGGCAAATTTAGGTGTTTTATATCGCTCAATGAATGTCGCAGCGATGTTGGGCGGAACTACAATTTCATCAATTACCGATCAAGCAATGATTGCTAAAACTGCAAATGTGCATGGGCTTTCATATCGCAAAACCTTTGGCGAATTGGTAGATCAACTTAACCCAGCGAATAAAGCAGATCGGGAACTAGCTCATAGTTTAGGATTGGCTACTGAGGAAATGATAGGTTCGATTGCACGCTGGTCAGATGACGGACTTACATCAACATATGGGAAATCCGAAAAATTAGCTCGCATATCTAGCGGAATCGCATCTCAAGTAATGCGAGTTTCAGGGCTAAATGCTTTAACAGCCGCATCAAAAGTTGGGTTCACTAAGTTGCTAATGGAGAAATATGGCCGTTTAAGCCGTTCTAAAGCTTGGAATGACCTTGATGTACAAGACCGTGAATTGCTTACAAATACGGGATTAGATGAGCGAGCATGGCAGGTTTTCCAATTGGCTGAACCAGTCGTGGACCGCAAAGGCAATCAACTCATGTCAGCTCGTTCTATCTATGAAATTCCAGATGAAAAACTTTTGTCGGCAATGGATGGCGATGTCAAAAGTCTAATGAATGATATTAATAATCAAATCAAATCACTAAACGATGCTAATGCGTTAGATGATCAACGCATAGCTAATAAAGCGAAGCGTACAGATGATCTTAAAATGCAATTATCACAACGGCTTTCTGATTATGCGAATCTTAAAGATAGTAAAGCGCAAGCCGAAAAACAGGCATTACAAGATCGTATAGATTTACTAGACATACAAAAGGAATATGTGACTGTACAGGCTGATATAAATACCTACCTCCAATCTGAGAAACAAGCAAACAGAATTCAAGACTTTTTGCAACAAGTCGAAGAGGGTAGACATTCCGATAAAGTCGCACAAAGTACTAGACGAAACATAGGGAGAAATGCTCGGCAGTATGGCAATAATGCTGAATCATTAGGCTATCGGTTAGGTAACGCAGAAAGAAGAATGGTAGAGCTTCGCGCGAAAATGCGAAAAGCAGATAGTGAAGCAAATAAGGCTATTAAATCTAAGTTCAAAGAATTAGATAAAAAAGTAACTCAATTAGATGAAGAGTTCAGCCAATATCAAAGCAAGGTCAATGAAAGACAACAGAAAAGACAACTTGTAATTGACAGAATTTATTCAGGAATAGATGCCGAAAAAACAGAATTAGCCAAAAAAATTAAAGATCAAGTCGCCTCACAACTTCAAGCGCATTTACTTGATGAGCAAGGTATGGCTGTAGTAGAAGCAGGATTACGTGAAAAGACCTTAATAAATGTTGGTGCTAGAGGGACAATCACGGGTGAAATTGTTAGAGGATTGGCGCAGTTTAAATCATTCTCTGCGGCCTTTTTAATGCGTCATGGGAGTCGGGCATTTGCTCAAGAAGGTATAAAGGGTAAGGCTGGTTATGCAGTTCCGCTATTTGTCACTTTGACCTTGCTAGGTGGACTGGTAGTGCAACTTAAAGAGCTATTAAACGGTAATGACCCACAAACGATTTATGATAGTAATGATCCAAAGAAAGCAGGGAGTTTCTTTATTAGATCTGCTGTGCAGGGAGGAGGACTATCATTCTTGGGCGATATTTTAGTTGCTGGTACTGATACTTCTGGCCGCGATGCAAACTCTTTTGTAGCTGGACCACTTGGTAGTGATTTCACCACTCTATTAGGCTTAACGGTTGGTAACTTAACTCAGTACAATGAAGGCAAGGACACCAATTTCGGCAATGAGGCTTTCAAATTCGTAAAAGGTAAAATACCAGCACAAAACTTATGGTATACAAAAGCAGCCATAAACCGTATGGTATTTGATGAGATGCAAGACACAATTGCCCCCGGCTATCGTGAGAAGGCTTTACGTAAAGCAGAACGACAACAAGACCGAGAGCGTTTCTGGGGTGATGACGTTAATGATATTAGAGCACCTGACTTTGAGAGGGTAGTGCAGTGAAAAAACTTATTATTTTAATTCCTTTGCTTCTTACAGGCTGCCTAGGAAATCCATTTCTAGAAAAGAAACTTGAGGCCAAAAAAGGACTTACTAAATCTCAGTTAATTAGTGATTTTGGGATTCCTGATCGAGAATATAAAGCAGATGACTTTGAAATACTGGAATATAACCAAAGTACAATTAGTTCACGAAATACATCGGATTACATAACAGGCTACCAGAATAAAGGTTTATATAGTCAGCAATATCAGATCGAAGTTCCTCAAAAAAAGATTCAGCAATGGCACTGTAAGATTGAATTTAGGTTAATTGATGGCGTAGTGAAAAACTATAGATACAGTGGGAATAACTGCTAACTAAACCGCCCAACATACCACTACATAAGCCCTTGTATATATGAACTATATGCGAGGGCTTTTTTATGCGTGATGATCAAACAAAAGAGTTAGAAGAACTTACTGAGAAAATGACTGATGACCTTATTCAAATTGCATATGCAGCAAGTGAATGTGGTTTTGAAACACCTGAGGATCGTGGCAATAAAGTATGGCTCTATAAGGGACTGAACCAATGCGCCACAGCTATCACAAAAGTTGAGCAAGTATTGGCATATCGTAGAGGGACATTGCCACCAGCTAGTACAGATGAGGATACGCAAAAAAAACATGAACAAAATCTAATTAAAAAAGCAGAAGCAGAAGCAGATAAACTTAGACAACGGATGAGCTGATGACTAAACCAAAAATCAGCTTTCTAGCCTTCTTTTTAATTTGGGCAGATATACAGGGTTGGAAGGTTCCAGACTTCCATGCCCTTGTTTGTATTTTCCTAGAAAACTTTTATATCAAGGGCCGTACTGCACTGCTCATGATGCCGCGCGGGCATTCAAAATCTACAATTCTGGATGTTTTCAATGCATGGGTTATTTACTGTTGGCCTGAAACGCAAATACTCCACCAAGGTACTACAGATGATGATGCTTATAAGTGTAGTAACGGGACTAAGTTAGTCTTAGAAAAGCATCCTCTTTGTGTTGACAATCCAGAAGTTAAAAGAAAAAAAGGTGAAACGGAACGCTGGTGGGTAGCTGGTACGGATGATGTCCGTTATGGAACCATGTTGGCGAAAGGCATTCTTTCAGGGGTAACAGGTCACCGCGCTCACTTCATCCAAAACGATGACGTTGAAACACCAAAAACAACGGGTTCACCAGAAGCCCGAGAAAAACTCACCTACAGATTATCTGAACAAACCCACATTGCCTTTCCTGGTGCAAAGAAGCTTTGGATCGGTACACCACACTCACATGACTCACTTTACGACAAGATCAAAAAGCTACGTAAAGTAGATATATTGGTGCTCAAAATGTTTGAAAATGAAAAGCGCATTGAGAATGCATTAGCGGGCGGTAAATACCTTTTAGACTTTGAGCCAATACATGCTTTTGCTGGGATTGGGCAAGGGGCGAAATACCTTAGTAAAGGCCAAGACTACACTCTAAAAAAAGTAAATGATCTATATGAAGTGACTTTAGCTAATGATCATTATGTAGCAGATTTTTATTCAGAAGGCATTTGGGCAGAACGATTTGATGCGGAAGAAATGGCATCACGCCGAGAGGAATGTAAAACCCTTAATGAATGGGACTCTCAATATCAAATGCACGCTAAGCCTATTGGTGATGTGCGTTTAGATCCGGATAAGATCATAGCTTACAACTGTGAACCGGTTCTTAAACGAGCCAATAGAACAACCATGTTTATGATTGGTGAGCGTCAGATTGTTGGTGCAACATTCCGTTGGGATCCATCATCAGGAAAGCTCAAGTCTGATATTTCATCTACTGCATTAGTCTTTCATGATGATATAGGTAATAAATATTGGCATAGATCGATAGCACTTAAGGGAGAAGTAATTGAAACCGATGCAGATGGGCGCGTGATAGGCGGACAAGTTTGGCAGCTATGCAACATCATCAAGGAATTCCATTTATCTAAAGTCACTATTGAAACAAATGGTATCGGTAACTTCGCACCAGCAGCGTTAAAAGCTGCTCTAAAGACTCGTGGAATACGTTGTGGTGTAACAGAACAGCATTCAACTAAATCTAAAAATAAACGCATTTTAGATGGTATTGAAGGGCCTTTAATTTCTGGTCTGCTATGGGCACATGTATCTGTACTTGAAGATGAGAACGGTGAAGATTCAGCACAAGTAAAACAAATGCGAGAATTTAACCCAGCCATTACTGATCAACCGGATGACTATTTAGACTCATTAGCAGGTGCAATCGTAGAAGCTCCTGAAAGGGTTGGTAAATCACTCAACCAAACAGACTATGAAGAAACGCCTAATTGGAGAACAAACGGTGGCGTACATGAAGCCGCCTTAGATTTCGAAAATTAGGGGTAGGCTATGTCAGTGCCAGAGCAAATACCATATGTCGGATATGTCGCAAATGGGCAGACGACTGAATTTCCAATTACTTTTGATCTTCATGATCCTGAGTATTTGATCGTAACAGTGAATAAAGAAATTCCTGTTGTTGGGACATATACAGTTGATATGAATGCTCTAAAAGTAGTGTTTGCAACTGCACCAGCAGAGGGAACACAAGTAGAGTTGTATCGAGAAACAGAACTAAACCGAGATACAAATTACCAAAAATATGACAACTCCTTTCGTCCTGAAGCGGTGAATTACGACTTCGATAAGATATGGCATGTCTTGCAAGAACAAGACATGATTGATGCTGAAATACTTGCACGATTAAAATCTGAAATTGAATGGAGACGCACGCATGACGCTAACTTTGATGAATTGGCAAAAATGCGTGATGCACAGATATTCTCAGGGCTAAAACAATATATCGATACTTTTATTGCAGCATCTAATCCAAATATTTTTGAAGGTATCACGGCTGGTATTGTTTTCGCTTTAGATAAAAAAAGTGTTCAAACACATCTTGAAATTATCTATGAAATGCTTTCTTCAAATCGAAATGATTTTGAGGAAGGTATCACAGTTGAAAAAGATCGTGCCTTATTAGCAGAAGCTGATTTATTACAAAGAATTCAGGATGAAGCATTGCGAGCAGTAACGGTGGAAGGTAATTTGCAGGCTCAAATTAATGCAAATGGTATTGGTAACCGAGCATATAAAACATATGCGGATATGGACGAAGACAAAGCCAATATTCCAGCAAAGTCAAAAGTATCAGTAACGAATGATCCAGATAACACTAAAGATGGTGATTATCAATGGGATGGCACAGTATTTACTAAATCTGCATATGACCCCTTAACTCAAGCAAAAGCCGATGCTACGGCTAAGGCGAATACTGCAGAAACTAATGCAAAAAATTACACCAACAGTCTAGTTGGTCAAGTCACCTCTTTATTTATTCCATTTGCAATAGACAAAAAAGGTCGTGTTCCTTTATGGCTTTATAAAGGCTTACTTGGCTTTGTTGGACTTGATTCAACAACACAAGAAGTAGTGCGAACTCAAATGGCCTTAGGTAGCTTTAAGCCGCAAAAATACGTACCTCTCGTTGTTGATTCAAATGGCAAAATGGCTATTTGGCTTGAGGATGGCAAGTTAGGTGCGGCAGGCGTAACTGATCAACTTGTCAACATTATTAAAGACAAACTAGGCCCAATCTCTGGCGGGGCTTCAAATAACGTTACTGATGCTGCATATCCAATTGTTAGTGACAGTGCTTCTTTAAGACAGTACAAAGCCAAAGCTGCAAAGCTTAAAAGTGGCATTACTCAGCAATTACGCTTGGTTATGACAGGTGATAGCTGGACTGAACACAACACAATTACCAATGAGATTTTAACGCTTGTTCGGGCTGCATTTGGCGAGGCTGGCTCAGGTTGGATTAACTTAGGCACTGAAAACAATCAACTAGATGGTATTTCATTAACGCGTGCTGGAACGTGGGCTTATGCAGATTTAAACCAAGTTTCTAGCTTCCCAAATGGCTCTGGCCCAGATGGTTTCACTCTCACAAGTAGTACTGTTGATAGCACTATTACTGTTAGTGGTTTAGCCAAGGGTAACCAATTAACGGTCTTCTTCGGCAAAACAGACGGTACTTTTAAATACAGCGTAAACGGTGGTGCTGATGTAACTGTCGTTGCTTCATCAGGTGGTTCAGCAGTTCAAACAGCAACAATTCCAATATCTGGAACCAGCAACATTGTTTTCACGATGGTTAGCGGAACTGTTGTTTTCTTTGGCATGCATTTACGTCAAACAAGTGGCTCAGGTATTGAAGTTACAAAGCTAGGTAATGGCGGCTCTACTGGTAAAGATTATTTAAAAATCTCGCCAACTGCTCAAGCTAACTTTTCTTCTTATTTAGCACCTGATGTCGTTGTTCTGATTCTTGGCACAAATGACTACCGACTCGCTGGAAATACGGTCCAAACCTTCAAAGATGGGCTAACAGCAATTATTGACGGCTATCGAACTAGCAATCCAAATTGCGGATTCATTTTAATTGCTCCAGGCAACTCTAATGCTCCTCCTTTAATCCCGCTTTCTGATTTCCGCGATGCAATCTACGAGATTGCTCAAACCAAACAATGTGAGTTCTACAACATGTATGACGACTGGAATACGTGGTCGGTCGAGAATGCTAACGGCCAGTGGGCAGATGCTTATCACGTAAGCAAATCTGGTGCTTATCGTATTGCTCAAAAACTATTTAAAAACTTTTTGGAGATTTAAAAATGACTAGCACATACTTAAAACTAGATGTAGAGCTTCCGACTGGTAATGATTATAAATTAATGAGTGAAATTGCACTTCCGCTTGCTTTATCAAATCTAGGCGGAGTTGTCCGTGGCTATCGTTTCACTTCTGGCCTTGCTGATTTAACTGGTGATCTGGTTAGCCCATCTCAAGTTGTCGGAACGCCTACAAAAGTTACTGACGGATACTCACTTGGTAATGCTGGGTACATTGATACCGGTGTGAAGGAAACAAGGGAATTCCTGTGGTGTGCTTTAGTTCGGGTATCTAGCGGTGGTTCAACTACACCAATCATCACGTCATTTGTAGAAGCTGCACAATCTAATACAGGTAAATCTTTAGGCTGTAACTTAGCCAAGATTACCACGGCAGTTAAGATGAGTGATGCTTCTGACTCTGCAAGTACTTTTACAGCAACTAACTTAACAGCAGGTAACTGGGCTTTAATAGCGTTGTCACGTCGCATTGTGGATACAACAGGGTATGATGAGTATACCTTTGCTTGTAAACCTGCTGGTGTTGCTTTGCAAAAAACTAAATCAAATCCTATTACACCAGTTACGAATAGTACTTCAAACATTTGTATTGGGTGGGCTGCAAAGTCTGGATCACTTATACCAAACGCTTCAACGATCATGAATTTTGCTAGTGTTCATAACAAAGGTTTAGATATAAACCAGTTAGAAACATTGATGAATAACCTTGTTGCTGAGTTAGCAACTCAAGATATTATCCTTTAATCACTCAACAAATCTTTTCAAGCCCTAGCTTTTAATAAGTTAGGGCTTTTTTATTGCCTAAAACATAGGGGGTAGCATGTCTGAGAAGGCGGCAAATATGGTTGAAGTGGTCGCATCCACTGCAGCTACAAAATCAATGTATGCGGGGGGCGGAGTGACGTTATTTGGCTGGTATTTTCAGGTCAGTGCAGCTACCGCTATTGGTTTAATAATTACGGTTCTAGGTTTTTTAGTTAACTTCTATTTCCAGTTTCGGCGGGATCGAAGAGAACGACTAGAGCATGCAGCACGTATGAAAAGCTATAACGGAGCATGTGATGGAGAGTAAGCAGATTATTACTGTTGCAGTATTGGTTCTAGCATTATTAATTTTAATTTTTTTATTTTTCTTTGATATTCCAAAAGAAAATAAGGATTTAGTAAATATACTTTTGGGCGCAGTTGTCGGATGGACTGGTGCGATTGTCAACTCTTACTTTGGGCATGATCGAACAAAGGTAGAATCAAATGACACTTAAAACTTTTTTTGATGCTGCCCGAGTTATTGCAGGCGGCAAGCTTACACAAGCACAAGTAGACGATCTAAATAAAGTAGTCGATAAACTTGCGCCAGGTGGAAAAACTATAAGTGATGTTGGTGTAGATCTAATCTCAGGATTTGAAGACACACGTTTCAAAGCTTATGACGATGGTGTGGGAGTCTGGACCATTGGCACCGGCACCACAGTTTATCCAAATGGTGTGAAGGTTAAGCAAGGTGACACTTGCACACCTGAGCAGGCTAAGACTTACTTCAAGCATGACCTAACTAAATTTGAAAAGACTGTAAATGAATCTGTGACAGTGCCCCTAAATCAAAATCAGTTTGATGCTTTGGTTTCACTGACTTACAACATTGGGGCAGGTGCTTTTAAGGGTTCAACATTGCTTAAGTTGCTTAATAAAGGTGACTATCAAGGTGCAGCCGATCAATTCCTAGTTTGGAACAAAGCAGGTGGCAAAGTTATGAAGGGCCTAGTTCGTCGCCGAGAAGCAGAGCGAGCACTCTTTTTAAAGAAGTAACTTATATGTGTCATCGTACTAAAGTTGCATCGATTATCACATTGCTGTGTTTAATCTTCTCAGGTTGCACAGCTCACACAATTAACACGTCTGTAAATGTTGGGATTTGTGTAAAAGCCCTTTGAGTAGGGCTATTTAGAGCCTTTTATTATTTCATTTACAGCATCTTCAAAAGTAAGAGTCTCATTCTTTTCTCTAAAGTCCTCAATTATCTTTAGTGTTTCTGGCAGAAACCAAACTTCTTTTGCTTTCATGCCTTGTTCTTTTTTCTTGTCTCGTTCCGCTTTTTTTCGTTCTGCTGCTGATTGTGCCATTACCAGTTTTCCTCAATCTCAGTTTCAACTTCTTCACTTTTACGATGGCCTAAAAATTCAACTTTGCCATTAACAACTAGCCAGCCGTCATTTTCTTCAACTGCATCAAAACCTAGTTCTATAGCAATTAAAGCGCGTAACTTTTGGTTTTCAAAATAAGTGTCATCTTGTTCAGCATCATCACAATCAACAACAAAATTTGGATGGGTCTCTAAAAACTGTGGGTTATTTTCTAAATATTCTTCAATGTCTGATTTTTCGCAAATAGATTCAAACTCTACAGTGTAGATGTAATCACCGTAGTCACCATTCGCAGTAAGAGCAATATTTTCAGAAGTGAAAAGACCAGCATAATCACCATGACCTTTGATGATTTCTTTTAATTCTTGATTATTAGTAGCATGATAAGTTTTCATTGCTGTTCTCCTTGGCTATGAACTAATCATATAACGTGACTAGTCACAATGCAAGTGTTATTTTAGATTTTGAGGATTAAAAATATGCAAGTCATGATTATGGTTTCGGAAGCGGGCAGGATGGAGAATACTTGCAATCTACCCGCTGATCTAGATAAGAACGGGAATGTTCTTAAAATCTATGACTACTCATTAAAAGAGTTGCCGATTAATTTGGATGGAACTGTCACTTACAATGGCAAAAGATGGACCTTTGATAAGAAGCAAAGTTTTTAGTCTTTCCAACTATCAACAATATCTGCCCAATCTTGCATCATTTTCCTTCTAGCATCTAAGTGCTGCGAATGGTCGTACGATGCTTTTGTTCTATTTTGCTCTGCATGAGCAAGTTGTTTTTCAATCCATGCCTCTTCATAACCTTTTTCATATAACAGGGTAGATGCGGTTGCACGAAAGTCGTGGGCAGTCACATCATTTAACCCAATGTAAGTAAGCATTTTATTTAACGTTGTCCTAGAAATCATACAGTCACGTTTCTGAGGAGATGCAAATACATACTTTTGGCCTTTAGTGATTGCATACTGGTCTTTCAATATCTCATATAGTTGATCAGACATCGGTACGATATGAACTCTATCCATCTTCATTGATCTTTCTTGCCTTCTCCGGCGAGATGATCTAGGGAATTTAATTATCCGGTCATCAAAATGAACAAATGGCCACTCCATTTTCCTTACTTCAATTGTTCTCAACATTGAGTAGAGCAAGGTTAGTGTGGCATTTCTAACAGTAGAAGAGCCTTTGTATGTATCAATGTTAGTGCGAAGGGTCGTCCGTTCATGTGGCTCAAGTGGTCTTGCATGTTCTACTTGTGGGCTTTCAATAGCCTCTTTAACTGCATAGGTCGGGTCTGTATCAGTCCGTAGTGTTACAATTGCATAGCGCATGACTAGCCCAATAAAGCGCCTATTCAGATTGGCTGCGGCTTCACCTGTAGCAAAGTTATCTTGTTTTTTAATTCGATCCATAGTGTTCTTCATGATTTGGAGAACATCAGCCGAATTAACTTCTTTGATTGGCTTACTTCCAATTATCTTATAAATATCTCGTTCCATTGCCCCCTTAAAACGATCCACATATCCTTCGGATTTGTATTTCATCTTTTCTTTAATGAACTCTTCTGTAATTGCCTTAAAGCTATTATTGGTTGCGGCACGTTTTTCTTCTTCTTTCTGGTTTCTGTCTTCAACAGGGTTAATGCCTTTTGCAAGTAAGGCCTTTGCGTCTTCTTTTCGCTTTCTAGCTTCAGCTAATGATACAGACGGGTACTCGCCAAAACTAATAGTTCCTTCCTTGCCATTTAAAGTATATTTAAAGCGCCATATTTTTTTACCTGACGGTCGCACTTCTATATACAGGCGTTCAGCGTCAAGAATGCGATACATTTTATCAGTTGGCTTTAAGGTCTTGATTTTAGAGTCAGAAAGCATACGGGTAACGGGTAATGAAAAGAGGTTACCCGCCACGATACCCGTTTTTTGCGGAGATTAAAATAGATTATAAAAGATTAAAACAGACAAATAATTATGACTATCTATTGAATTTTATGGTTTTGGCAGATTGATACAGATTACAACAGATTATTATCTTTAGAATTGTTGAGAATGACGATTTTCATAAAAAATGACTTCTTCTTTCAAATAAGCGGTAAAAACATTGAGCTATATTTAAGTGCGAAATTTGCTTATTTCCCACATAAATCTCAAAAAGGGTTAAATTCGATTAAGCTATTATGCGTTAATAAAAGTTGAAAGTATTGTTTATCGATAATTATTTTTGTTTGGTTAGTTAAATATTATAAAAGGGAGAATCTACATAATGGGTTATCAGAAGATCGTGGTTCCTGCCGACGGTGATAAAATTACAGTAAAAGCAGACCTGTCACTGAATGTACCAAATCATCCAATTATTCCTTTCATTGAGGGTGACGGTATTGGTGTAGATATTACACCGGCAATGAAAAAAGTTGTTGATGCGGCAATTTTAAAAGCCTATGGCGGCAAACGCTCTATTGAATGGATGGAAGTGTATTGCGGTGAAAAGGCCAATAAAATTTACGGTACTTATATGCCGGAAGAAACCTTTGAAGCGCTGCGTGAATTTGTAGTTTCAATTAAAGGCCCTTTAACTACACCAGTCGGTGGTGGCATTCGTTCACTTAATGTTGCACTACGTCAAGAGCTGGATTTGTATGTATGTGTACGTCCTGTGCGTTGGTTCCAAGGCGTCCCTTCACCCGTTCAGCATCCTGAGTTAACTGACATGGTGATTTTCCGTGAAAACTCGGAAGATATTTATGCAGGTATTGAATGGAAAGCAGATTCTGAAGAAGCTAAAAAAGTCATTAAATTCCTTCAAGAAGAAATGGGGGTCACAAAAATTCGTTTCCCTGAAGGATGTGGTATTGGTATTAAACCTGTTTCTAAAGAAGGAACACAGCGCTTAGTTCGTAAGGCTATTCAGTTTGCAATAGATAATGACAAACCTTCGGTGACTCTTGTTCATAAAGGCAACATTATGAAATATACCGAAGGTGCCTTTAAAGAATGGGGGTATGAGTTAGCGTTAGATCGTTTCGGTGGTGAATTAATCGATGGTGGCCCATGGGTTAAAATTAAGAACCCTAAAAATGGTAAAGACATCATTATTAAAGACGTGATTGCAGATGCTTTCTTGCAACAAATCTTGATGCGTCCTGCTGACTACTCTGTAATTGCAACTCTTAATTTAAATGGTGACTATATTTCAGATGCTTTAGCAGCAGAAGTAGGGGGAATCGGGATTGCGCCAGGTGCGAATATTGGTGGAGCTATTGCAGTGTATGAAGCAACGCATGGCACTGCACCTAAATATGCTGGGCAAGATAAAGTCAACCCGGGTTCAATTATTCTCTCTGCTGAAATGATGCTCCGTGATATGGGGTGGACAGAAGCAGCGGACCTGATTATTAAAGGTATTTCAGGAGCGATTGCAGCTAAAACCGTAACTTACGATTTTGAGCGTTTAATGCCGGGAGCGACCTTGTTACGTTGCTCAGAATTTGGCGATGCCATAATTCAACATATGGAAGATTAA